AAGAGAAGATTTATTTAACTAATAAATATTGCGATAATATCAAAATTGTTTTATTTGGTTAATAAATTCTGATTGATATGGTGACATGGAACCATATAATTATATAACATATTATAATCAAATATTAAAATAAGTAATAATTTTAAATAAATCAGATACTAATTAAATAACAATATATAAGTAATAAACTTTCATATTGTATATGTTTATATTATTTATTTAAATTATTGTAATTTGGTAAAATTAATATTATAATAAAATACCCACAAAATTAGCTGTCAAGGTAACTGATTCATCGTAATTTACAGTTGTTATTGGGTCACATGAGATAATATTTTATTAAATAAATAGTAAATTTGCATTATTTGAGCTAGAAAATAGACCTAAAATGATAGACGTTATCCAGAATGAAGATTTATTACGTGGCCATTTGATAGATATAATACGTTAAGTTGCGGAGTATAATGATTTACACATTGATATAATTATTGAAAGACTTAGGAATAAGAATAAGCGAAAGAATTATTATGATATAATTAAATAACTCGAAATATAATAATTATTAAGTGACGAAGATATTTAAGAATATAATAACATATTATGGTTCAAACATCTACATTATATTAAGTATGAATATTATTTACAATGGTTAATCACCAAAGAAAGTATTGTATTGCCTCAATTTGTACAATTAATAATAGATAGTAATTTTAATTAATGTAGTCGAAGTTTAGTGGTTTTGAGTGAGATAAATATATAACTAGGCTTATAATACGATGAAGAGCTGATAATATAATAGTTGTTAAGTGTAGACGCTTTGAGATTAATACTTAAATAATTACACAATATTATAGATAGTAGTATTTTGACTCCTGATATATTGAGAGAACTATCTATATTAAAGAATTTAAATTCTATATTTCCATATAATAATGCACCTCTCTATAGTTTAGAGGATGAAATGCGATAATGGATAACTAGAGCTGAAGAAGATGTTTATATAACAAAAGTTTTGCAAAAATAGTAGTTAGATTTTTTGGTCGAAGAAACATTTAGATAATCATATAATTTTGATAATATGAGTATAAATGTAAATTAAGTTAGAGAGTTAAAATGGGCAATATCCCCATTGACTTATTTTAGCTCTGGTAAACCTCACAACTAGAAATAGGATACAAAGACATAATATTATGCATCCCAACATAATAATTGGTTGTAATTTATTTTAGGAAAGATAAATGATGACAAGACTCCTATAGAATGTATGGTTTTCGTTAAACCTGAGCCTTAAAAAGCAAGAGGTGTAATAACATCTGATATAACCTCACATATACAAACTGCACTAATTAATAAGACATTAGATCATTTAGCTAAACCACATAATAAAGATGCCACTTATAATACTAGGTAATAATAATAACTATTGGAAGATAGTTTTCAAGAAAATGGGTTTTATTTAACTAGTAGCTTAGACCAGAGTAAATTCGATCATAATGTTGAGATGCCAATAACTAAGAGTTTGTATGAAATAATTGCTATGCTATTTCATAAATGTGGCTATTATTTAAGCGGTAATGCTGCTATTAATTTCAGAAAACGTATTGATACAGCTAAGGTTTAATTACAAGTGTAAGATAAAAAGTCAGGTAAGATAAAGAAGGAAATGATATAATGGACTAACGGATAATTAAGTGGTTTAGGAACGACTAAAAGTTTCAATAGTATAGTAAATATTTTATAACATAAATGTGCTATTGTTTTGAGTAAATAGTATGGTGGTATTCCTAAATAAATGTTGGTTTCTGATGATACAGTTGATCAATTCAAAAATTAAGCGTGTAAAATGTAAGTTATGTAATAATTAACAACTAGTTTGGGGTTAAAATATAAAGTGTGGGATTAATCTAATTTTAATGGTAGTTTCGAGTTTTTATAAAAATTACGAATAAATTAATTTCATGATAAGTGAACTTATTAATGTAAATACCCAGCACGTTTAGGTGCTACATTACTTTATAAACATCCATTAAAATAACATTCAAGTATTGAGATGGTGTAGTAACGGAGAATAGATAGTTGAAGAGAATTTTTAAGTAGATTAGATGATCCGTAAGCTATTGAGTCAGTTGTAATTGTTGATTTGAGTATGTAATTAAAGTTAGATAAGAAGTGAGTTGAATGCAGTGTATATTTAAGTAGTGTTTATGGTGGTATTGGATTATATCCTGTTAGTTTGTAAACATAGCTTGAGAAATTATTAGCTTACAAGTAGTATAGTAGTAAAAAATAAATGAACAATAACAATAAGTAAGAATAATAAGTTAGCATCTTTTAGTATATAGAAACAGAAAATTTATTTAAAGGTGAAGAAAAGTGGAATAACTCAGAGTAACTTGTAAACAGTTTATATTTGTATTTGGGTATGGATATTTAGTAGTAAGAAAAATAACTAAAATAAACGATTAGATACGAATAAGGTTATGTTGTAGAACTATTAGGGTTAAAGAAAGTAAATTTAGATAATTTAATAGATAGAGTTCAATCACATGTGAAATAATAAAATGTGTAATAAGATACTATAGTAAGTTATGCAGAGTATAAATCTCTATAATAATATGAAGATTGGAAAACAAGTTTTGGTTAATATATGGTTATTAATCCCAGTATAAGTATGTAGTTAATAAAATAAATGCGCTAATAGAATAAATTAATCACACCTCAGTAAGCATATGATTAAATGAGATAAATCTTATATTAGTTCAGATTAGGAGGTGTAAATTTAAATGATTAATTGGTACGATAATAATTGGGTATTAAATCAGATAATTAATTATAATTTATGAACTTAAATGATAATTTCTAAGTGGCTAATTGGTAATAATTACAATGGTTATGCGGAATAAATAAATATAACGTACCTAATACAATTATATGTCGTGATTTAAAGAATCGGTACTATAATAAATACCGAGCCTAATGTGAATTAAAGATATTAAATTCACCTGAAGGTGTAAATATTGATTATGTATACGCATTAATGTAAATTTAAATGATAAGATTAGATTGGTAATTATATAAGTAGAATCGTAGTGTGGGAAATTTATAATTTTATTATTATTGATATATTAGTAATGTTAATTGTTAGTTGTAATTTTGTAATATTATATATTTAAATAATAATACTTAAACCATAATATAATATAATATGCGCATCACACTAATAGAAAGTTGTTATAACAACTTTCACAGCACATATCGTTTTCATTAACGAGGTGAAATATGTATGTTAGGGTAAAA